TTTTCAATGTCCAAAATCTAAATTTAAAATTTTCAAATTATCTAGAAAACTTGAAAAACAAAGAGAAGATATACAAGTATCTTCATATATAAATTCAAGATTTATTAGAAAAATAGAAAAAGTAGAAACTGTTCCTACTAAGTGTATAGTAGTGGATAGTATAAATCATTTATTTTTATGTTCTAAACATTTTATTCCTACACACAATTCTACAACCACATGTGGATTTATTTTATGGTATATATTATTTCATACAGAAAAAACTGTAGCCCTTCTAGCAAACAAAGGTGATACTGCTAGAGAAATTTTAGGTAAAATTCAGTTGGCATACCAACATTTACCTAAATGGTTACAGCAAGGTATCATCGAATGGAATAAAGGTTCTTTTGAACTTGAAAATAATTCACGTGTTATTGCAGCTGCAACTTCTTCTGATGCTATTCGTGGTTATGCTATCAACTTACTTTTTATAGATGAAGCAGCGTTTATTCAAAATTGGGACGAATTTTTCACATCAGTTTATCCTACAATTTCTTCAGGTCAAGACACAAAAGTCGCATTAGTTTCCACTCCTAACGGTCTAAATCACTTTTACTCTATATGGGTTAATGCCATTGAAGGTAGAAACTCTTATAAACACATTCGTGTAACATGGAAAGATGTTCCTGGAAGAGATGAAAAATGGAAGCAAGATACTCTTGCTGCTATGAACTTTGACCATGAAAAGTTTTCACAAGAACACGATTGTAGTTTTATTGGTTCATCTGGTACTCTTATTGCAGGATGGAAACTTAAAGAATTGGTTCATCAACCTGCTTTATCTAAAAAAGATGGATTGACACAATATATAAAATCAGAAGAAAATAATGTTTATATAATGATATGTGACGTTTCAAGAGGTAAAGGACTCGATTATTCTGCTTTTCAAGTGATCGATGTAACAAAAATGCCATATCAACAAGTAGCTGTATATAGAAACAATTCTATTTCTCCTGTAGATTATGCTGAAGTTATACACAGAGTAGCAAAAGGATATAATAATGCTTCAGTACTAATAGAAGTTAATGATATAGGTGAACATGTTGCGCATTCTTTACATTATGATTTGAGTTATGAAAATGTATTATTTACTGAAAATGCTGGTAGAAACGGCAAAAAGATTACATCAGGGTTTGGTGGTAAAGGTGTAGATAAAGGAATTCGAACAACTAGAATTGTGAAATCTATAGGATGTTCTATACTTAAATTATTGGTAGAACAAAATCAATTAGTTATAAATGACTTTGATACAATAAACGAGCTTTCTACGTTTTCTAAAAAAGGTAATTCATACGAAGCAGAACCACAAAAACATGACGATCTTGTTATGTGTTTGGTGTTGTTTGCTTGGATGAGTGAGCAGCAATTTTTTAAAGATTATACAAATATCAACACTTTAATGTCTTTGAGAGAAAAAACTGAGGAAGACTTAGAACAAGATATGGCACCTTTTGGTTTTATTCATAATGGTAGAGAAGAATATCATGATGAAGATTATTTTGAAATTTCTCCTGATTCTTGGATATGGAACGTAAACAATGATTTTTAATAAATAAAAAAAAGAATTTAAAATTGCGCTCTAAATTATAAGGAGATAACAATGGCGTTCCAACTTTCACCTGGAGTTAATATTACTGAGATTGATTTAACAACTGTAGTTCCTGCAGTTGCTACTTCAGACGGTGCTTTTGCTGGTGTGTTTAGATGGGGTCCAATAGGAGAAAGAGTTCTTATTGATTCTGAAAATCTTTTGGTTCAAAGATTTGCTAAACCTACAAATTTCAATGCAGAAACATTTTTTACTGCTGCCAGTTTTCTTTCATATGCAAACAGATTATATGTTTCACGTGCAGCTGACACAGATGGATCTACACCAGTTGTAAATTCTATTACAACAACTTCTAGCAACTCAGTGTATACAGTAAGTAATACTACAGGTATCCAAGTAGGTATGTATGTATCACAAACAAGTAATTCTACTATATTAAATACAGTAGGCACTTCTGTTACAGTCGTGGCAGTTAATTCTTCTTCATTTACTTTGTCTAAAAATGCAGCTGCTGCCAATACTAATTTAGTCTTATATTTCGCTAGACCAGACTCAGCTTACACTGCTGTTGCTTTAGATACAGTTTCAAACACTACAGCTAGAGTAGCAAATCTAGTCAATCAAATTGTAAAAAATCAAAACGAATATACTAATATTGAAGGTAATTTTGATACTGATGTAGTTTACGTAGCTAAATATCCAGGTGCTATTGGTAATTCATTAAGAGTTGGAGTTTGTGATACTGCTACTGCATTTTCATCTAATATTAGTGTTTCAAATACAACAGTAAATACTTTTATAGATTTTAGAATTGGCTCTGAAGTTGCTACCGTTAAATTTGAAGGCACTTCAAACGCTTCTGCTAATACAATAGCTGCCTTAATAGGAATTGGTGACCAAATTTTGTCTGGTAATACCACTTTAGGTTTCCAGTATCTACAAGTAAAATCTCTAACTGTTTCATCATCATATGTTAATTCTTCATCAATAGGGTTTGACGGCAGTGCAGATGTTAATAGTAACCTAAACTTTATCACTATTTCAAATAATCCTTATACCAATGGTGATATTGTTACTTACGCTAATGTTGCTGGTAACAGTGCTGTTACAGGTCTTTCATCTGGAAATTATTATGTTGTTGAAGCTAATGCTACTGGCATTAAACTTTCTTCTGCGCCATATGGTTCTGCAATAGATATTACTTCTACAGCAGCTGCTAATGGTACCTTGATTGGAAACACAAATACATTAGCTATTACTTTTGAAGACCCTTATAGACTAAGAACTAATTATGTTAGTAACACTATTAATAGAAATTGGGAATTCTTCAATACAGTAGAAACCGCCCCTGGTCAATCCACTTATGTATTGTTAAACGGCAATACATCTGCCAATGATGAAATGCATGTCGTGGTGGTAGATGATGGTGGAGAGTTTACTGGTACACCAGGAACAATTTTAGAAGTTTATAAAGGTGTTTCTAGAGCTACTGATTCCAAGAACGGCGATGGTTCAACTAATTATTATAAAGATATTATCAACCAAAATTCTGCTTATATTTGGTTTGCTAATGATAGGTCAAATGCTCCTTCTAACACAGCGTCTAATTTGATTTCATCAAACAATCAAGCACCATTAAATATTAGATTATCATTGGGTGCAGATGGTTCAGACGAAGCTAATGTGTCATTGGGTGTTCTTGGCACTGCCTATGATATGTTTGCTTCAGCAGAAGATGTTGATATATCATTAATTCTACAAGGTAAACCAGTTGGTGGCACTACTGTTGTTAATGGTACAACAGTACAAAATTACCAATTAGCAAATTATATCATTGATAATATCTGTGAAATCAGAAAAGATTGTGTTGCTCTAGTATCACCAGATAAAAATCTTGTTCTTAATGCGTTTGGTTCAGAGGCACTCAATCTTGCTGCTTGGAGAGGTGCATTACGTAGTACATCTTATGCGGTGATGGATTCTGGATACAAATATATGTATGACCGTTACAATGATATCTATCGTTGGATTCCATTAAACGGTGATATCGCTGGTCTTTGTGTCAGAACAGATCAAACAAACGATGCTTGGTGGTCTCCTGCTGGTTTTAATAGAGGACAAATTAAAAATCTAGTGAAACTTGCATACAATCCACGTAAAGCAGAAAGAGATATTCTTTATAAAAATGGTGTAAATCCTGTAGTAACTTTCCCTGGTCAAGGTACAGTTCTATTTGGAGATAAAACACTACAAGCTAAACCATCAGCTTTTGATAGAATCAATGTTAGAAGACTGTTCATTGTGCTTGAAAAAGCAATTTCAACTGCTGCAAAATATTCTCTCTTCGAATTTAATGATGCATTCACAAGAGCACAATTCAAGAATCTTGTTGTTCCATATCTAAGAACTGTACAAGGTAGACGTGGTATTACAGACTTCTTGGTTGTTTGTGATGATACTAATAACACACCACAAATTATTGACACAAATCAATTTGTTGGCGACATTTATATCAAACCTGCTCGTAGCATTAACTTTATTCAGCTTAATTTCGTTGCAGTTGGTACAGGTGTACAATTTAGTGAAGTCGTGGGCAAATTTTAAAACAACAAATACATTACATACTCTTTGAGATAACATCAATAAGAGTATGTAATTTGTAAAATAAATAATATAAATACTTAAAAATATTTAAGGAGTAAAAAATGCCATTTAATATTAGTGCATTTAAATCTAACGGCCTAGTTTATGGTGGTGCTAGACCATCACTATTTAATGTGTTTCTTTCTGTGCCCGCTGGTATTGGTATCGATAATGTGTCTGTTAACAAATTCCGATTTGTCTGTAGAACAGCAGAATTGCCTGCTTCTTCAGTAGGGTCAATTGATATTGGTTATTTTGGTCGCAAAATTAAAGTAGCTGGTGAAAGAAATTTTGGTGACTGGTCTGTAACAGTAATGAATGATGAAGACTTTTCTGTCAGAGCACTTTTTGAATCTTGGTCTAACGCACTAAATAGACATGTTTCTAACGTTCGTGATCCAAATGTTTCACAAGAAGAATACAAAACCGATTTAGAATGTATTCAATATTCAAAAGATGGTTCTGAAATTAGATCATATAATATTATTGGTGCTTTTCCAACGGAAGTTAGTTCTATTGGTTTAGATTGGGATACACAAAACGGTATTGAATCATTTTCTGTAACATTCGCATATGATTATTGGGTACCACTTATCGAAACTTCCGATAAGAAAGCTGGTGGTGTTAATGTTTATGGTCCATCAACAGAAATTGACGGTCCCAACGGTCCTACCTAATTAGGAGATAGATTTTGCAATTATTTGGATTTGAATTTAAAAGAAACACTCCTGCTCCTGAACAAGCACCTTCATTTGCTCCAAAAGAGACAGATGATGGTGCTGTTACTATAGCAGCAGGTGGTGCATATGGTACATACGTTGATTTAGATGGAACCGTAAGAACAGAAGCAGAATTAGTAACTAAATATCGAGAAATGTCTTTACACCCTGAATGTGATGCTGCTGTCGATGAAATTATTAACGAATCTATATCTATTGATGAAGACACTATAGTTA